AACCCCACTGCTTTAAGCAGCCATTGCCATTTCGTTGGCAATTAAATTTGCAACTGTTGTTTCACGTTCCTCGTTGCCAGTAACGGGTATCTCCTTCTTCAATACTTTACGACAGTCGAAGCCATTTCAGCCCCTAGATGATCTGAAGCCTAGGACTTCAGATCGTGCCCCGCTGCTACGAGGACTTGAATCGCCATCTCTAAGGAATTGCAGAATCCTTCGATTAGGCTAATGGAGCCGAGGGGAATCGAACCCCTGTGTTGCCGCATTTCTATCCATTATCAACAATACCAAAGCGTAGTGGAGGACTTGCACCTCTGTTGCTCTGTATCAAATCACCCCTTGCAAGTAGGCGATTCTAGTCAGCGTTAACTGAACTACGCATAGAACTATTTATATGTCTTTGTAATCAATTCCTTGAATTGCTCTTGATTTATCAAATGTCCAAAAACTTGCAATTGTGTATCTATTTCCATTTAAAACAGGTGTTACTCCATGTCTATGATTGCAATCTCCAAGATGCACCGCCAATTTTCCAGCCTCTGGAGTTATTTCAAAATTATGTTCAGGATAATAAGTTTTTCCACCTTCGTAGTTTGTGTTGAGATATATTATACAACCAAAATACCTATGTCCAAATACTTTTTGTGTTTCTTTGCTATTTGTTTCTGACATGTCATCACAATGAGGATCTTGTGACATTCCTGGAAACCACCTTACAACATCCATTCCATCTGGATAAATGGGTTTGTTTAAATTATATTCTTTTTCAAATGTTTGTTTAATTTTTAATATTGTATTTGTTAGAATGTTTTTTAATTCTTCTGGCAAAGAATTATAGTTTACTAATCTTTTATCCCAGGCATTATCTGGGATTGATCTCCACAAATCTGTGGTTTCACAAAAAGTAACAAACTTATTTACTTCTTCCTGGTTTAAAAAATTATTAAATGTTTTTGCTTGAAATTGTTTTTCAGTCATTTTTTTCTTCTTTCTTTAAATTTGCAAAGGGGCACCCAATGATAGATCTCTGGTGGTTTTTAAAAATTTTATTTTCTTCAATATTTTCTACACCACGTGTATAATAACCATGTTGTTTTTGCACTTCAACCATTTCTTCTCTTTTTTTAACCCATTTTATATGTTCTTTGTAGACTTCATCTTCTGTAGTTAATGTTTCGTCTTCTGCTTTAAAATTTTCAAGGTAGTTTCTTGGAATTGGAAATAAAGTTGCGATAGGTTCGCCTTTAATAAATTTAACAGTCATGTTTGGTTCTGTTATTTTCCAATTCAGCGTAAAATTATAAGGAATCCAATCAGTTTCAATTATTGCCTCAAGTGCTTGAGCACCATGTTTAAAATAATTTGTTGGCCCTTTAACATATAAATTATTTTCTGTTGAAGTACGAATAATATAACTCATTCCAGAAAATGTTATGATGCCACTTCCAAAATGTGATGATATTAAATTGTATTTTGTTATATATTCGTCGTGGGGATTTCCTTCTTCGGGATAAAATTTAAAATCAATTGCATTGGTGTGGCTGATGTTTCCATTCCAAGTAGCTTCAAAAGTCATCGGACACAATATATGCCACCCATACCCATTTGCTACACTCAATGGCAAACATTTATATGCATGGCCGTTGTTTACTTCCATCCAGTCTCGTCTTCTTGAAGGAAGATCA